CATAGAGTCTTTTGGGTAACCTGCTTTGACTGTTTCGTCATGAGCCTTTTTATCAATCTGCGCTTTGACGTCATCAGGAATCAACGCAGGATTGTACGTCTGCCGACTCGGAGTCGCTTCTACAGTGGCATGTGCCCCGCCTTTCTCATCACGTAGTGAGAAGATGCGGGACTCACCCGATGCCACGGAGTCAGTATAACCTCCGACGCAGTGACCCATTTGTTCACCTTCATTTTTGAGAGCCTTGTCTAGCTTATTACGTGCTAAATTTGAGTTATATTTATATATAAGATTTTCTGGCGTTTTAGCGTATGGTGAGTGCATTATCTCAGTACCATCTTGGGTTCCAATTCCAAGTAACCCATCTCCAGCGTCAATTACTTTTAATCCGTGGGGTAATTCTAAAGGAGCATCTGGCATCTTGAGTTCATGAATGTTATATCCGTTACCACTTTCATGTACAATTGGGAAGTCTTTGAGACTATCCTTTGCAGCCTTGGACATTTGGTCTGCTCGCCACTTATTGATCTTTGCTACATGCTTGACGGCATGCGGCACGGTCATCTTGTCAAGTGTTTCGGGCTTCAAGCGTAAATGCTCAGGTAGGTCAGAGTTGTGACTGATTGAATTCTTAAGTTCATCGGTCAAGTGCTCAAACCCGAGGCGACGGGAATTAGTATTCAATTCATGCACGATGGCATCAGGATTACGAGCTGCAAGCTCTCCGAGGTCACTGCTATAATTATTTTTACCAGGAGTTATGAATTGCGCGGGAGTATTGTTGATTGCTTGATCAGCTCGGTTCTCCCAGTCTTTTGCCTCGGGCGATTTTGCGAATCCTGACTCAGGCATACCCGCCTTTTGTCTTTGCTCTTTGAGCCAGAAGATCGGTTCAAAATCTTGAGTGCCAATGTCAGGTATGTGGCTGATGCCTTGTTCATGTAGTGCCAGAACTGGATCAGTCGGTGTCCCCATCTCATTACGAGTGTAGTTCTTAAGTTTTGTGTCTACCCACTTGTTGATTGCAATCTCATTCATGACTTCTTTGACCTGCTCAGGTGAGTAACCGACTTTTTCAAGTTCAGCAATGTGCTCGGCTACCTTCGCTGGATTGGTGTTGTCACGAATGAAATCAAACTTACTACTTCCGGCGTTTTGAATAGGATATTTTAGGGCGTCAAGACGATTGACTGAGTTCTGCGCCCAGTTACCGCCTTTGTTCTTGACGGCAGACATGATCTGCGGATTTACGAGGTCAGCGGGAACTCCTGGGATCAAACTTTGACCCGCCATAATACGCTCACCAGCAGCATTGCCGAGCATGCGACCAGCGGGCGCGAGGGCAGGCACGCCCATCGCCGCGATTGAAACAGGCTCGCCAGATTCATAACCTCGGTTATACGCCATACCCGCAGGAGTAAATAAGGAGTTCGGGTTCTGAGCGGGCAAGCCAGTAGCGGAAGCTGCAAAACCTGTTTGCTCCGGTAATGGGTTCTTACCCGTTAGCATCTCTGTGAATGCGGCGGGATTTGTCAACAGGCGTTGCGCTTGAGCGGGAAGGTTAGCGAGGTAATTAGCAGCCTCATCAAGAGTCGGTAATGAATCCAAAACCGAAGGGCTGGGCGCGGGAGTAGGGTAACTGGTTTGATACTGAGGAGAAGCTACTTGAGTAGCGTATTGCATCTCATCAACGCTAGGGGCTTGAGTACCCAATCCGCTTTGACCACCTAGCAAGCCAGCCTGCTGCATGGCTGCGAGCTGGGCGCCAGTTATGCCTGTGACGTTTACTGATGAGGACGGATCATTATCCATGAGATTGACCTAAAGGGATTTCTGCAAATTATAGCTCATCAAACGGCATACGGGTTGATTCTGCGCGGTTGGGTCTCATCAACGTACATATCTGAGTTGTCAGGTACGTAGTCAGTAGTGAGGAAGCCCGCATCCCTCAAGTAGCGCAGAGCCTGCGACGTAGCGTCAACGAGGTCATCATGCCTTACCTCTGGGAATGCGCAGAGTTGATTGACGAGTGGATCACACCAAGTCCTATGCACCTTCGCCTTTGTTTCACTCTCGGGCAGGTAGACCAATCCACGAGCAATGATTGGCGAGACGATGTTGAGTCGCTGAGTCTTGTCGGCATGTCCAGGATTGTAAGCACGGACGGGCAGCCCAGCGCGTTGTAAGTCTTGAATGAGTGAGATGCCTGCGGACTTGTCCTCGATCAAAACTAGATCCACCTTCTTCCCGTTACCCCACTCGTCGTCATCTCCGTAGATTGAGCCGTACTCCTCAACGACTCTCGGTCTCAAGTCGGGATACTGCATGTGCTCGGTCCAGCAATCAATGACCATGGCGGACATCGGCTTATCTGGGCTGGGCTTAAAGATGCCGAGTACTACGCAGGCAGTCGGGTCGTTCGCGGTCTTGTCGCTCGTTGCGCAGTCGTAGCTTTGCACCACGTACTGAAACTGAGGCAATGGGCGGTCAGCTGGCCAGAGTTTGAACCACTGACGTTTGATGATGCCTGACTCCTCAGGGTCAATCAACTCGGCGTATAGCTCTTGACGCCCAAGGGTTGTTCCTTCGTATTGGAGGATCTGCTTCTTGAACGTCGGGGCGAGGTTATCGATGTTGTCATACGTAGAGGCTGACACGTAAGCAACGTCATCACCGTCACGCGCGACGAGGTCAACGATCAATGGCTTTGGCTTTGGAGTAGTCGTGCAGATCAACTTAGGATGTTGTCCTAGGCGCATACCGAACTGAATCATGTCCCATGACTCGTCAAGGTAGTCCCATGCTGCTAACTCGTCCAGCCATCCGTGATGAAACTGCGGACCACGGAAGCGTCCAGGCTCACTGGCGGGAATACCTTTGATGAGCGAGCCGTTGATGAGGGTCAACTCGTTGAGCGATGACTTATAACCGTTGGGCGCGATGATCTCATGCGGTATGACGTTCAGGATTCCCGACTCACCCTCAAAGCACGTATCCCTAACGTCGGCAGACGTGGGCGCGGAGACGAGGTAACGAATGTTCGGCTGATCCCATGCTGTCCACCAGCACTCCTCAGCTGCGGTTCGGGTCTTCCCTGCGCCGCGCCCCGCGAGTAGCAACCAGATTGACCACCAATCCCCTGCGGGTTCTATTTGATGGTTACCTGCCACAGCGAGCCACTGCATCCGTTTGAGCATCGCTGCTCTGTGCGGTGCGGGCAGGGCATCTAGCGGGTTGGGTTTTGACAACTCCCGCTTTACAATCTCAGCAATGTTCATCCTATGCCGTGGAACTTCTCAATCTTACGTACGAACTCCAGAACCTTTACCGCGTTGTAGTCTCCGTCAATCGTTGAGAGCGGTATGCCGAACAGTTCTTGAATATCAGCAAAGGACATCGGACGCATCGGGTCTCGGGCGCGTTCAGGCTTTACGCAGTGGCAAAACGGAAGCGTCACTCCCGTCATCAAACCTTGAATGGGGATTAAACCCCCGCAGTTAGTACATGTGCTCATGATATTCCGTGGAACCGCTCAACAGCGCGGATTGCAGCAAAAGTCAATCCCTGATTCGCGGCAATCAATTCTTCTGCCTCAGTGAACGACATTGGCTTAGTCTTGATTGTCTTTTCTTCTTTCAAATCATGCATGAACGCCAACCCACGCTCAAGCGCGGCGATGTCCTCTATCAATTTGTTCTTCGGCATAGTGTTAAATCCGTCAACTGAAGCATTCTGCATCGGGACAAACCCATCTGGGTGATAATTATCATTGCTCAATTGTCTGCCTCTTTCTGTTTAGCCTCGAGGATTTTTGCCATAAGCTCTTTAGCGAATGTACCTGCTTGTTCTACTTGAATTGGGTCTCCGTCAGGACCGCTCATCTCAATACTTTGAGTCGGCGTTCCGTCTAGGCGGGAGGCTAGCTCCTTGATTGCAGCCATGTCTCCTTCCTCCGCTAATTTGAACAAAGCCTCAGCAATGCGTTCTAATTTCTTAGGATCTTGAACTAGCTTCCTCCGCAGGAGCGCTACAAAAGCTCCCCTTTTTACGCCGTTTTCATTGCCCTTCATACTCTCTGCAATCTTTTGATTTTTCGTAGCCATATACAGTTCCTACCCGATTGATTTCTGAGAATTATCCCTCATTTTTACGTAAAGGCAAAATTCGCTCAATAATGATCTGTTCATCCTTCATTTCTACCCGCGCTTTTCCCTCAGCAATGTCACGCAAAACACCAGTCGTCATCACCAGCATTATTACGGACTTCCTGACCTCAAACTGACACCATACCGCAAAAGCCGAGGCAGAAATTGCCCAAGCCAGTAGAAACAACTCAGCAATACTCAAACTAATTTCCATTATTTAATTCTCCAATTTAAAGTACTCGCCTGATCTCTAGAACAACAGGCAGGCAGGCGAGTTAGAACCCAACAGATACATGCCTCACCACTGGAACGCATGAATGCGATTCCAGGGGAGTTCCTGAATGGTAATTGCGCTGTGGTTTTTACTTCAGGTAAGTAAAACCCAAAAGTAGCAACAAAACTATAACCCATTAGGTTTAGAACTCGCCTGAAGCAGTTCAGGTAAGTGCAGGCAGGTTCAGGCAAGTTAAGTTTAATCATGGTAAGCCCAGTTACCAAGGGTTCTGACCAATCTGGCGTTTCTATGTATACCAAATTCCTTACATTGTTCAGGAGTCGGCACAATTCTTTCTACCATTCCGCGGTCAATCATGGTTAAAAATATATGTGGAATATTACTCTTGTCTCCCGCCACTTTTGAGTCTGTTATTTCCCCGTAAGTGCATCGTCCTAGGTCTTGAATCTGAGTGTTGATGAACTTGATTATTCGGCGAGCTGCATCGTCCGCTTTATTCTCAGCATTAACTACTTCGCGCTCCTTCTTACTGGAACTGACTAACTCAACTGAATAGTATGGAGATGACTCGTTAATATCCCCATAACGGTTCTTTGATTGCGTGGTGTGGTGGCGTAATACGGCTCGCACTTCCTGAATCGTCTCGCTGAATCTTTTCTTTTTTGTAGCGAGTATGCGTCCCTCAATATTCTCGTCTTCAAATATAAAGGCTGTACCCGTAGCGTTACCGCCCCAAGCCGACGCGCCCCTCGCACTCAATTCCTCTACCGCACTGGTCCTACTCAAAGTCTTTGATGTATGCCCACTAATCCAGACTGGCATATAGTTACGGTAAAAGAACTCATTGTTAATTACGCTCATCAGGCGGCTGGCTTCGCTATTGTCGTTTTCATTCTCAAGCACGAACGTAGCGGACGCAGTATCAAATACTGTAAGCGGTGGAATCTCCCGTCCGTCAATATTCACCGTAAAGTCTTTTGCGTATTCCGCAGTGAACTTAATTTCATCGTCATTCATACGGAAGGCAGGGATAATCTTTATCCAATACTCCCAATCATCGCGCCCCAACTTTGAATAATGTGAACGCATACCGTAACAAATGCGGTCGGCTTGCGCATGGTCTTCAGTAATGTAAAGAACGCGCCTACGATGTTTTACCGTCAATCCCGTTGGTTCGGTTAGGTGTGCTACTTGTAACGCGAGGGGGAGCAATAGGGATGATTTACCTTTACCTTCCGCACCCGCAATAAAGGTTACGCCTTCCCCAATAAATCCGTCAATAACCCAGTCAGGTTCAGGCAGGTAATCATAACTCAGCGGTACTGGTTTGAACTTCTCAAGAAATTGATCCTTCTTTTTATTTACTCCTAGTTCTTTTACTAGGTTTTCTCCTACCTCGGTTGATGAATATTCAGGATTCCTAGACGCATAATGATACAAAGTTCCGAGTGTTATCTCGCCACGAGAGTTAGCATACACGTCATTCCATTGATCCTCAATGTCTGCGTCACTCGCTACGGAATGCTTTGCACCTGATGAACGCTTAGACCATTCGTAAAATAATCTATAACCATCAGGTATGCGCGCAAGTGAGAAACATATCTGCAACCATTCATCACGAGGGCAATCTGGGTCAATAAAACGCAATGCGCGTTCAATATCTTCTAATTGCTCAGGTCCAATAATGAGTTGTCCCAGAGAACCTTTGCGCTCTGCGGATTCATCTGATATATCTTTGTCTATTTTTCTTTTGATGAACGGCTTCAGATCAACAATCTCACCGTCTTTAAACATGTTACCAGTGAAGGTAAAAAACTTAGCACGGGAGTAATATTCCCATCCTAACTCACCTGAACGATTCTTACCGCGGAAGTATTCACCGTAACCAATGGCATGCACCCCGTTGCCACTCGGACTCATTTCTACGTATCCTGGTAGGCTTTGCGCTAATGAATCATTCTTGTGCTCTGTAATATTGTCTAGGTCAATCCCTTGCCAGTATCCCTCACCATCTTTACCGAGCGCAAAACCAAGACCAGTAAAGTTACCTTCACCTAATATCTCTACTGCTTTGTCATAAGTTACTAGGCGTTCTAAATCATCAGGGGTGTCAAGAGTACCACGGCGGAATGTCCCGTCAGCATAATACGGAACTTTTCTGGACTTGTTGCTGTTACTTTTATCTTTCTCACTGCGCCAGAGTAACCATCGCCGAGCATGCCGCATCTTTTCAGGGACGATATCCTTGAAGCCATCATTACTTTTAATTTCCTCAGTATTGTAGTCACCGAGGTTAAATCCAAATCTGTTAGCCATTAATTGATCCGCTTTTGTTGTTCGTTTAACAATGAGTTCATTTTAGGTTCCTCACCAATAGCCGATTGGTTGCGTGGCCAAGCGGATGACTCGTGAAGGAGCTGGCGTATTGATGAGGAAGCTAAAATGAACTCAACCACGCACCTTGAATTATAGTTCATTTTACACGCCACGGGTTTCCCCTCACAAAATATCCCTTGCCTCCCTGAAGCAATCCGAGCTATAATTTCAACTGCTTCACCTTATAAACGCTTAAATAAAGGAAATACTATGAC